ACCATAAAAAGGGCAAATAAACCCGATCACTATCCTACTGACAAAATAACATCTGGAGGAATCTACTATAGCGATTATAATGACGCATATTATAATGATATTGAGATGATATTAAACAAACTCGCATAAGCCGCTTCACAACAATGAGAATATCCTAATGTTTCAAATTGTTCCTTTCATTTTTTCAAAATATCTAGTGTCTTAGAAAGAAAATAAAAAAATAATTATAAGATGAATAAGGTATAGCATAGGATAGCATAGGATAGCAGGGGAGGTAATTAAATAAAGAGGTTTTTTATTAGTAAGAATAGGGAAAATATGAGAAGGCATAATAAGATGTCTATAATTACCCTTTCGATATAATACAATGTATAATCTACGATTACTATAATTTCTTGAATCATAGCTGTGCTGCGCTGCTATTTACGATAAATATATGTTGAATACAATCATTTTTTTACATAGAATAATAGACATTATCTTTTTCTTCATTATCTCTACCACATCTATTATATACTGATGTGATTATTTCATATAAAAAATAAAATATATTCATATCCTTATCTTATGTAAGGATTCTAATAAATCAAAATAATAATATTTTGAGAACTAAGAAACTTCTTATTACCCCCTGTGGGATTCGAACCCACACTCTTTTGATTAGAAGTCAAACGCGATATCCAATTTCGCCAAGAGGGCATAAAAATATAGAAAAAATAGAAATAGTGATAATAATAAGCGTATTTAATGTAATACACTTTATACATACATAATAAATATTAGCATCTGGACGCAGATATTCATATAAAAAATGACGGTATTACTTAAATATTAAATAATACAAGCAATACAAGTAATATGAGCGATAACAGCGATTATATTATTACGGCTGAAAGGCACAGGGATAAAATTATAGCAGGGGTTGATGAAGTAGCAAGGGGGACTTTTATAGGCCCCGTGATAGCCGCGTGTGTCGTACTGCCGAAGAGTTTTCCTGATGATACCTATAAACAAATAAAGGATTCAAAAAAATTATCAGAAAAGAAGCGAGAGTTTTTGGCTTCATATATCAAGGATATTTGTATAACATATGGAGTTGGCGAAGTATCTAATAAAGAAGTTGATGAAATAAACATATTAAATGCTACTATGAAAGCTATGAACCGAGCTATAAACGAGGCATATAAAAAGCACCCTTTCAATTATTTGCTAATAGATGGACCGAACTTTAAGGGATATATTCCACCGGGCGAAGACGCGGATATGATAGAGTATGAATGCGTATTACAAGGAGACGCGACATATTTATCTATTGCTGCGGCTTCAATAGTCGCAAAAGATTATCATACGAAATTAATAAATAAATTGGTAGATGATAATCCTACGCTAAACCTGTATGATATTAAAAAAAATAAAGGATATGGAACTAAAAATCATCACGCTGCTTTGAGAACGCACGGATTGAGCGAATTTCATAGAAAAACCTTCGGTATATGTAAAACACTCTAACCTCAACCGATTATTCTTAAGCATATTAAGCATATTAAGCTGTTGGAGTACTAGCTACTGCGCCCAAAGAGGCGGCCGCAGCTGCAGAATTTTTAACATTCAATGGTATTGACGATAAAATGCCTTTATCTCCATAACAATCTAAATAACTCCACGAAACACCGCATTTATTGGCATATTCGCATTTTAATTCTTGATTTTTCTCTTTGTCTTCCATAGAATCTAGTAAATAAGGATATAATTCATTACATATCAATGGCTTAACATCCTTAATATGTATTTCATTATCGTTCGTTCCCTTTTTATACCGATTACCACTGACATCATCGTATTTTACAATAGTATTATTAAAATAGTTGCCTTTCTTTTGTTCGGTAGTCCAGGTATTTTTATAAACACCTGTAATTTCAGCATATTTTTCCAAAGTAGAATTTATATTGGAAGAATTAACATATAGATATTTGGGCTGTTCTTCATTCGCTTCATAACTCTTATTCGTGGTTCCTTTATAATAGCGGTTATCATTTTCATTCACTAATTCTAATTGCGATTTAAGCTCCGTAATATCACCATATACATTAGGATCCGGTACGCACTTATAATCTAATACATGATCATTAGTTGATATATTGATATTACCATCGCTATTTAATATATATTGTTCGTTTTTACCTTTGTTATAATTTTTATTTTTATCGTCTTCTGCGCCAGGATTATCAAGCGTTTTAGAATATTTTGTAATATTTTCTTTCATTTCAGCCTTTACATCTTTATCTACTCTTTCTAATTTCCAATAATCAGGACATACAGGTAATGTCTCTACGCTTTTTCTAAGCTTGCGCGGTACAATGCTAAAAATAGAAACGATTAAATATATTATAATTATAATGGCGCCTAAAACATAGGTAATAACCGCCGGGAAAAACTTGTTATATATGTATGTTCTGCCCCATTCTGTGAATAATATGACAGATAGGAGAATTATAGCGGTAATACCATATACAAAGCATACCATCCAAGTTCCCTTGTACATATTTAATTTTTCTAATTTGAATAATTCCAGCTCCTTTTTATTCGGTTTAAAGCGCAATTTAGTTTCGGGGTCTAACCCTAAATCCGATTCATCATAGGAAAAAGCAGTATCCGCATAACTACTCATTTTTATATATTTTTCTATACTTCTATAATATTATATTATTTATTATTTACTAATATCTCTTAATATCTACCTGTTATTATAACTATTTGTAATATCAAGGGTCTTAGTTCCTTTAGTAGAAGGAAGAGTGGATCTTTCGAGGGGAACAGGCATCGTGCTGATATCACGCAAATATTTTTGCGATTGTTTGATATTTGATATAATTTCGGGGACGCTCCACTCAATCACGCGAGTATTTAAGGATAATACTTGCTCTTTTATATTAAATGTGCTATTCTTCCCGTATTGAAAATAAATGGAGCGCATAATAATTTTAAGCTCATCGTCGCTCTGTCGCGATATGTTTATTTCGCCAGCAGTATCGTTTAATATTTTATTGCGTATTCCTCGTTGTAATAGATTAATATTATCTATTGAGAAAAATAGCTTAGATACTTCAGTACAATCAAGATTGCGCGATATAACATTGATTTGATGTTCGGAAGCTTTGATGCGCGATTTTTCAATATTAAAAGTGCTGTTATTTGTGGCATCAATACGCCCATTTAAAAAGTTCATTCTATGTAATACCGGGTTAGATTCATCAAGTTCTAAATATTCCATTGTTCTTAATATATATATTTATTTTCATTTTATATAATAGTAGTAATTATTATATATGATAAGTTGTAAAGATATCAAAATATGTTCCTTAGAATTGATGAAAACTATAAAACGCCGTAAGCCTGTTAATAAAATGGATGAAGAAAAAATAGTAATGTTAATGAATATATACATTGATAGACTCATTTTTAATATCGCGTCATTGTGTGCGCTTTTATGTCTGAAAATGGGTGTCAAACAAATATTACATAACCATATGACCTATTTAATCTTTTATATCAACAAATATTGTAGTTCCTCGCGAATCGCTAAAAAATCAACAACAGTTCTCGTCTCTGTAAAAGGCGGCAGCCAGCAACAGCAGAAGCAACAGCAGAAGCAACAGCAGAAGCAACAGCAGGAGCAGCAGCAAAAGCAGGAGCAACAGCAGAAGCAACAGAAGGGTTCCAAGGGAATGAGCGGTGGCGCGTTTAATACGGCTGCCTTTTTTGGCGTGGATGAGTCAAGACATTACAGAGCCGAGAATGTAAGCGGTGATATAATGAATATTGATTTTGCGAATAATGTAGCGAGACCGGCATTAGGATTACAGATGTCTGGCGGGGCTTGTTCTAAATTAAACAAGATAGTTAAGAAGAAAATGAAGACGATATTTAAACAATTTGATGTTAAAATAAGCGATAAAATGCTTGATGTAATTATGGAAAAGTTCAATGACATATTAAATGATTTTACGAAAAAGATTGTCGGCACAAAGAGCAGCGAATTAAAATATGCGAACTTTAAAAAACTTGTCTATAAAAATAAAATAATGAAAAATGATATATAAATATATGTGAATATAATTATTAAAAATGCCAATAATTACTTTGGACGGTAATATAGGTTGTTATAAAACGAGCATCTTGAATTATTTTCATAAAAACTACAAGACTCCGGTAGATTTAGAGCCCGTAGAAAATTGGAGCGAATATCTCAAAAATATGTATAATACCGAGAATAGCACTTATAATTTTCAAATAAAAGTTTGGCTTGACAGATGCTGGATACAAGAGAAATCCAATACTATTATATTGATGGAAAGGAGTCCTTATTTCATAAAAAATGTATTTGTTGAGAAGGCTTATGAAGATAAAAGCATTAGCGAAGAAGAATATAGAAATATTCTAACGCTTCACAAAACTACTGATAAATTATGGGAACCTTGCGGGTATGTATATTTGAGATCCAATCCCGAAATATGCTTTAATAGAATCAAAAAGCGAGGAAGGGAAGCTGAGAAAAATATAAAATTAGAATATATTAAAAGAATCCACGAATTACACGAAAAAAACTACGAAGAGGCTGTTAAAAATAATAAAAATATAATATGTATTGATGTAGAAAACAAAAGCGTTGCTGATATATGTAGCGAAATTATATCCTCCAATATCTATAATAACACTATGAATCAAGTATATAACCTATAGACAAGACAAGCTTAGCAGGGAACAATAGGGGCTCTTGTGCCTACAAAGCAGCTGTAATATAGCCTATCCATATCCTTGTATTCAAGTGTAGGCGTCGAAGAATGAATTAGCTTCCTGTTATTAAATATGAGTAAGTCATTATTTTCCCATTTAATATCAACAATATTATCTTTATTAACTACATTTTTTGACATAATTTCTCTATATAAATCAAAGCTATCGCCACAGGACATTTTATCAAACTTCGTAAAGCGAAATGGGGATAGCATTAGCGCCTTACGATTCCTATTATAATTAGAATATACGACGAGGGGCTCCTTAGTAATTATGCTCTCTTCTTTTTCAAAGTTCATCTCATTATTTTTTACTCTATTATATCCCGTATAATCGAAGTATGTATTCATCATTCCTGTATTCGTATTGGAATAAATAGCTTTTAAATCATAAATCCTGTCTTTGATACTGCTATCAATGCTATCATAGGCGTCTTCAAGACTGGCGAAAAGCGTATTGCCGCCTCTGGTTGGCGTCTTAATCATATACATACTAGAAACTACTGGGGGCAAATAAGTTCCTTGACCTACAATATCCTGATGCCATACGAGGGAGTTTTTAAAGGGGTCGCTATATTTAAGGCGAACATCTTTGACGCCGTGAAGATTTTTAATATAGCAATTGCCTCGTAAGGCTACTTGTGGTACAACATCAACCTTTGAATATTCAAAAGGGTGGATTGTATCATTCGTGTGTTTATCGTCAAATAGCTTACAAAACTCATAATATTCTGCTGGATTAATTTTTTGATTTTTAAATAATAGCAATGGTACGCTATTGAATAGCTTGATAAGCTGATATTTATCATAGTCTGTCAAATATTTAATGTCGGCATTAGAGATTACCGCAAGATTCCTTTTATATGTAGGAAATGATACGGAATACGAATTAGCATCTCTTATATTCATAGATAACACGAATGCCGTAAAAAATACAGCAGATGTTAAAGGAAAGGATGAGAACATCATTATTATATCGGAGGTGTAATGTTAATAAAAAATAATTAAATAGATTATCAATTTTTATATTTTATATTTGGAATTGCCTAATTCGGGATATTTGTATTCTCTGTGTTTGGCAATGGCAATTACATAATCTTTTATTGAGTTTGAGAGTAATGTTGAGGCTCTTAGGGGTACGCAGCTTGGAATATTAGGCACACAATAGATACTTACATTATTATAGGTAATAAGCGGGTCATCTTTACTCGTCGGCCTTGATTGTTCCGTTATTCCTCCTTGGTCTATTGCCACATCCATTATAATGCTATTAGGCGGCATAGTATCAAGTATATCATTTGTCAATAATTTATTCGTTTCAGCGCCAGTATTATAGATGCTCCCGATTGTTATAATAGATTTTTTCATAAGTAATCTCAAATTATCTTCATTCATTTTATAGATATTCACGATGCCTTTTGTATCAGCGCAATCATCTGCTTTACTTTTGATATTCTCAATTTTCTCTTCGTCATTGTCAATAAGATTAATATTCTTATATCCCATCCTAATCGCGCGTTTCATAGAGGCCTGTCCTACATTCCCGGCTCCTATAATTGTTATAGGAATATGATAATAGTGATTAGGAATCCTTTTTGCTATAAATGCTTCTGCTTCAATAAATGCTTGGTCTCCAGCAATTTCTGACATATTAGATAAAATAGGATAGTATATTTTACCATCGATGCTCTTAATAACCACGGTTTCATAGGCATAACAAGTGGCTTTTGATTCTATCATTCTATCAAGAAGCCCTTTGTTGCTGGCAAAATGAAAGAATGTAAAAATAGTATGCTTTTCGTTTATTAGAGGATATTCGCTCTCTTGCGGTTCTTTCACTTTTACAATAAGCGTCGCTGTATCATATAGCTCCTCTATGGTATTGCGAGCGAAGGCTCCTGCTTCAACATATTCATAATCTCTAAAACCCGCTTTAATTCCAGCGCCTTTTTGAAAATACACTGGGACACCATCATCAACAATCCTTTTAACATCACTGGGAATTAATGATACGCGACTCTCATTCGCTTTCAGTTCAACGGGAATACCGACAGACAGCATAATTACTCAAAAAATAACAATATATATTATAATATCATATGATAATTTTATATAATCTTCTCAATAATTATAATAAATATCTTAGATTATCAGAGCATTTATTGAGACACTGGAATATTCTAATTTTTTGATTTTATAATTTGAGTACATCACATAACTTTTTCTAAAGTTTTCAAAAGTTTTTTGGAAATTGCAAAATAATCTATGTGATGTACTCAAATTATTCTTTTCATTTTTTAAAAATATCTGGTGTCTTTTTAGGACATCATAATAGTGTTAAGAATATCTCTCATTTTATAAATAGCTTCTCAATAATTATTATAAAATATATAAATATTATAAAAATAAAAAATTAAAAAAGAAAAATATATATCCTTTACCTAATTATATATGAAGCCCATTTCTTCTGTATCCATATTTTCGTCATCATCTTCTCTGTCATAGCTCATAAGCTTATTTTCATCATTTATATCTCGTCTCTTTCCTCTGGCTCCTCCGGCATTATCAATTAATATATCGTTATTATCGTCGGGTTCATTGATATTATCTACATTATCTAATAACTCATTATATTCATTATCTTTTTCATCATCCTCCTTTTTCTCTTCAAGTATTGCGTGTTTAAATCCCGCTTTTTTCAATTCTTTTATTAGAGCATTCTCTTCAACTGTTATTTTATTAAAGGCCTTTATTTTTTCCTGCTTGTTTTTCTCACGCTGTTCATTCAAAAAATCTATGTTTTCCTCTACTGTCGGGAATGATATTTTAATTATCTTAAAAACATCATCATATACACTAGCAGTTATTTTATATATATATTGGCTGCTTATAATATCAGATATTATTTTTCCATTCAAAGTATTATCTATGTTAAAAGGACAGCATAATGCCCTGCTTACTATATATTTATTTATAATATCTATCTCATTCTCTATATCATCATTATATACATTATTCAATTCCTTCAAATCTATTATAATATCCCTTAAATCTTTTATAGAATTAGTCAATAATATATTGATTTCCTCGTTATTATCCTTGTTTCGCAAATGTCCATAAAGCGTTTTTAGTATTGCCCGAATTATATTTAGATATTTTATTTTATCATTAGAAGACCCCTTGCCGGCCTTGCCTTTGCCTCCCTTACCGCTCTTCCTAACATTATTAAAAGTATCAATAAACTCGTCGCCCGAATGTTTAGATGTTTTCGCCAATAAACCAATATTAAATATTATATTATTTTTTATAGATTTTATATTTCCATTCTCAAAATCCCTTATGATATTATCGGGAAATACGCTATTATTCTTTCCCTTCATAGCATCAAGCCATCTCGCAACTATCTTAGAATTATTATTCATATTATATATATAATCGTCCAAATATATACGCTCTATCATTTCTATATCGGCGTCAGCATCGGCGTCGGCGTCAGCGATAGCTCTTGTCTTTATGGGAATGAATCTCATATCGCGGGGCTTATTTGTCATCTTTTTTTCGGCATACTTTTTCTTAAATCCTATCAATTCGGGGCGATTCGCATTTTTCAAATCAATATCTTCGTTCAGGCTATCGTCCAACTTCTTCAAACAACAGCCATTCAAAAACTTATGCATCTTTACATAATTTACATCAGGCATATATATCAAGGATTTCATATATTGTTCCCTACATAACACGAGATCCTTCCCGCATTCCTTATTTTTATATAAGCTATATAATTTATCTCTTTCTATTTTGCCCTTCTGTTCCTTCTTTTTCTCCCGACATATATCATCTTTCTTTTTCATTCTTTCAAGATTTTCCAAATAATATTTATCAATAACTTTGTAAGTTCTTTTAAACATATTATCGGTTTCTATCATAAACTCATTATTACTATTATGTATCAAATAATCCATCGCAACCTCTATGATATATGACATAACACCCTTGTCTTCCTTTTTATGAAGAGGCGAACCGCAATTATCCCAATAACTCAGGAAATTACTATTTAAATAATCAATATCTATAAATATCGCATCATTTAATATCTTATCTTGTAGGTTAATTATACAATACGCTAAGGCATTTAAAAACATATCATTAAACTCCTCAGACCATATTTTATTATAAGATACTATAACAGTTTCCGCAACATCATCAATATCCGAAAATGGCTTATCCCTATTATTTATTAATGCCAATATAGATTTAGGCGATAATTTATCCAAATAATTGAGTATCTCTTCGCTCATTTCTAAGCCATTATCTTGAAAAGCCTTCGCATACATATCGCGTCTCTTTGGAATACTGCGATTATACTTGAACAGTTCGCTACATAAGCCATCATAATCAAAATCTATATTTGCCGATTTACCAATATTATTCACAATATTCAACATATTCGCCAAACTATCCACAAATCCCAGCTCATTCTTATAATTAATATTAGTTATATATTTATCAATATCATATCTATTAAACTCATTAAACACTATCATACCTCCCACATAACCTAGACCCTCACCGACGCCTCCGGCATTTCCGTTCCCGACGCCGTTCCCGACACCGCCCCCGACGCCGTCCCCGTCTCCATTATCTTGATCACCGTCTTGCTTTTCGAACTCTATAAAAGGGATTCCTTCGTTCTTATCATTATAATGACTATCTTTGATATCCTTGATTTCGCGATATGATATTAAATATTGCTTCCCATCCTTGTCATAGTCAAATATGTGATTTCGCGAATATTCGTTCTCCTTCCTGGCAATTTCATAATTCTTTATTATAAGCTCTTTCTTTTCGTGAGTTTTTAAGATGCCGTCAATAGATTGTATAGCCTCCAAGATATTGCTATTTTTCAGAGAATGCTTTATAATATCTAATATTTCTATGATAACCGCATTATCATCATAGTTCCCATTTCCCCTATATCTTATTTCTTCTATTATGTCATATGTCCTCAAATAGCCCAACGGCTTTATTTTATCAGTAATTATATTATTCTCACGATAATCCTCCAAACTCATCTTATTTTTATCCAAAAACTCTACAACCTTTTCCGTCAAATTCAATAACTGGATGCTCGTACTCAATTTGTCAAAGAATATTAACTTCTTATTTATAATATCAGGCTTCTTAATTTTAACAGGTCGCGATACATTCTTTCGCTCCTTATATTGCCCCACAACATCTGCCAAGTAATCGCATAAAACACCAAAATCATCCTTATTAATAAAATCAAGAGATTTACCGAACTTATTCAAGACACACTCTATGTTATAATAATCAAGTTCAAAGCTATCTTTAAGATACTCTATGATATTGCCAATATCCGGCTTGACGCCTTTTATTAATTCGCTGACATTTTCGCAATTTTCTGAAGATACATAATTGATATTTTTCGTCCTCGCTAAATGCGATGTTATCTTAGTATATATATAATCATTTATAACAGTCTTAGGTATTTTGTAATAAGCAGATATTATAGGGATATTCACATCATCTGCTGGGAATACTGGGTAATATATGGGAAAATCCTTGTCAAGCGGTTCTATCGTAATATTTATCTTGGCATCAGGTTTAAAGCGCAGTTTTCCCGAATCATTATTGTATTTAATACAAAAAAAATATTTATCCTTTGCTATATCGTGATTTATAACAGTCTTCTTTTTCAGATTGTTAAAAACGGCAACTTCTGCCTTATTATCTGCAAAATCCGTGCTATAATCCTTCTTCTCTGCCTCGGCATCAAAAATATAATTATCATAATTTTTCAATTTTCCGCGATTGCCATCTATATCATTTATTATATCATAAAAAAGATTTGTTATATTATTAGCCTTCTTCTTGTTTGCGAACAACTCAAATAAACTGTTCTTTATTTCATCGCGGGACAATGCGATAAATGAAGGATTGTCTTTAATAATATCATCTAAACTCATTATTTCAAGATATTCAATATCATCCAATTCTTCATCCTCAAAGATATACTCATTGTCATTGATATTAACCGACATATTATTTATCCCTTTCTTTTAATATATAATAATATAAATTATGATACATTATTATCAATTGCGAACTTATTCCATTTTGTCTTAATATCAACCAATTCGCCAACAATCTCCTTACATACTTTATCCATAAATGCGATAAACATATATTTATCTGTAATATTATCAAGAGTTATTCTTATAATCATAGTAGATTTGAGAGGATGCGGGCAAATATAACCTATGAACTTACAAGCCATATTATTGACATTTCTCTTGTTCCTTACATAATTATTATGTACATAGGATTGTATAATATTTCCCAGCGTATCATCTTCATTATCAATAATAAACTCGTAGGTCTCGGCGATATCTTGGAATTGCTGTAATTTTACAATTTCTGTCGTATTAATATTAACAAGTTCTGTCATTAAATTATTCAACTTGTTTATAACAATATCCAGCGATTTCGGGATTAAATATCGGGGCCCCATATTAACATTAATATGCTCTATGTCGAACTTGAACTTCGTAGGGTCGCCATATTCATTCATATAATACGCCCTTTCTTTATCAAGCAAACTCTCGTATTTCTTAGCTTCCTTAGGATCCTGGATATACGAAAAGTTAGACAATGAAACCGGATTAAAGGAGGCATTATCTCTCCCCGTTCTTTTGACAATATTCGCTTTCAAATGTAGATGTTCGCCAGGTTTCAACCTCGTAATCAAGATATTTTGTTTTGATACCTTGTTCGGCGGGAATAAATCTCTAAGTTTTTTCTCAGTAATTTCTACATCATTGAGCGTCGCCTTAAAATCAGAGGTTCTTACATCAATACTTTTATTCGTAGTATTACCGACATTCAATTCAATGACAAGCGAATTATCTTCGTAATTCTCTATTTCGTCAGCGGTCATACAGATAGGAATTAGTCCGATGCGATGTATAATAAACTCGTCGTGTAATGCCCCCGTATTAGTAATGACACTAACAGTAGGCTCCTCCTTCTCAAGCTTTTCTCCAATTGCCCCCAAGTTCGGAATATCCGTCATAATTATCCTTCTCATACCATTCACAATCGCCAAGTCAATATCGTGAATATCAAAGCTGTGATTATTTGAAGGGTCAGCAGAATCAAACTTATAATTGTAAAACATCCTATTAATATATATTTTATTATATTTTTATCTTATATATCAATTTTTAAAAATAAAGAATAAAAAGTAAAAAAGAAATAAAAGAATATAAGAATATAACTTACCCTTTATTTTTTCGCATATAATATGATATATACTATTAGGATTATCATCAGTATCATAGGTATCAATGACAATATGCTGACTATCCAGCTCCACATATAGCATTCGCCTTTTGTTAAACAAGTTATATTATAAGCCGTCAAAAATATAACAAACAGATATATAAAATATGCTATTAGATATAATCCGGGGCCTTCCAAATACACATTCAAAGCAAGAGATATTATTGTAAGTATAATACTAACAACAATATATATCCATCCCTGTGTAGAAAAATAGTCCATCGTCGTATATCCTTATCTATTATTATTAAGATATATATATTTTCATAGATAGAATCATAGAATCATAGAATATAATCTATGATATCAAAGTATTCATAATTGCGAAACACATTGATGTTCTGGACGGCATTTCATTAATTGGATTGGACGCGAAGAACTGGATAAGCGTCTTGATATTTTTGACATCATTACATTGACACAGATAATAATAAATGTTAGAGTTTGTAATAAGCTTCTTGCTGAATGTGGAAACTTGTAGATTTCTCAGTTGCGCCAAGTGATATTGAATAATCGGCGCAAATTGCTTATCCATCTCCTTATTCATCTTGTATCTCTTGTAAGTCGGGTTATATGTCGTAGTAGATTTATAATAACTGTAGAGGCTATCCTTGATAGTTGAAATAATCGTATGTACGAGATATGTCGGGTCAATCTGTCGCCCGTTATTGTCAAGAGGAATCTGGATATTCGGGTTATATGTCGCGATGTAATCCTTAATCGTATAATTCTGCTTATTTTTCATATAGACACTAAGAATATTCATCCATACATTGGGATGGCACGGGTCGGTCTCTTCGCGATAGTTAATATACATTGAGGATATTTTATATAGCCGCGAAAAGTTCTCGCCATCAATCTTTTTCTTAATAATCAATCCATAACTTTTATTTTCATTAATATATACATTCGCCTGATTAATATCGGCAAAATATGCCGGGTATTTTACACCCATATTAAACAGCTCTTGGATAGCCGCCTGATTTATATCATATTCTTCAAGCGTAATCCTGTTTTTCGTATTGATATGTACGAGCTCCTTATAATTCTCCCCGAGCACATCAGTATAATCAATGATATGCTTGTTATCATAGTGAATCAATACGAACTCATAGGCGTGTTCGGGATTTAAATTGGAAACGAACATAGCCCTGAGAGTTTCGCTAACATCGTCTGGCTGAATGCGAGTGAGTTCGGCAATTTCTGGCAATTTACTATAAAATCCATAGAGAACCTCGTCGAACATCTTGCCGTGCGACTTCGTAGGATGCGAGAACTTTGAACTATTCGCATCGGGGCAACTGGATGTCCCGAAATACCACTGATTTTTATAATTATATACGGTAATAATAGTACCATCATAAGCCTCATAACATTTGTCGGTATCACTATAATTCGCTGAAATATATTCCTCATACCCGATTCTTCGCGGAATAGAATTGGCGTATGTTACAACAACATTATTATTACACGATAGCGTAAAATCCAATACAATACTGCGACACTGCTCGTATAGCTCCTTATATTCATAAATATCATTCATCTTGTAATTATTGTGAAGGAGAACAATATCGTCGTTGTTTTTGAACTTTTTAACTTTGATATTAGGCCAGAAATGATATTTTTTTAGCGTATTAATGAGAGTATTAGCATAAGTAGTATTGCCGTCATAATTACCATAAGTTTTTTCAATTAATTGAGTGAGATTAGTAGGGGGGACATTGGACAATGGCATTTCGCTGCTCATAATAATACTTTGTTAAAAAATATATATATTTAATTGCTTATATCAATTTTTATAAAAATATGATGCAAAAAATGACAGGGGTTGAAAAAATAAATAGAAAATATCATAATGTCTGCTAATAATATTATAGATTCTGAAATAGTTCAGTCCTGTTATCAAACGAAAAATTGGCGTAAAAATTGTACCTGGTATAATAATGGAAAATCAAATGAGTGTGAAAAATATCAAATTAATTTGATACAACAACTAATTTCTATTAAATTAGAAAAAACAGACGACAGATTAGATATAGAAAATATAGAAATTAAAAGTATTAAATATCCGCTAACATATGAATATGGATTTGATTTTACAGAAAACTTTGACGGAGTAATAAATGGAAAATATAATAAATACTATTTTAATTTGAAATTTGTTTGCGATAGCGGAGGAGCACAAACAAGAACACTAAGAGAAGTATATCATTTTATTAAATGTCAATTAGAATACTTAGTTAAAAACGCAAAAGATAATACTATACAATTCTTTAATATTTTAGACGGAGATACAAGTTATAAAAGTATTGATAAGTTCAATTATTTATTGAACAAAGAAAGATATATAGATATTAAAGCAAATATTTTTATAGGAAGTCTATACGATTTTGCCAATGATATAGTAAAATCAGGGAGATTCCAAACTGTCTAATCTGTCTAATAGATATTCAGTTATTGAATATACAAGGTCAAATGATATTCTCTTTCTTGCTATATCCTTGCTCTCTCTATAATTTGTTAGGAAAAGTGAGTTATATTTTTCTCGGTGTTCGCTCAAGTATTTATTAAAGCTTTCAATTAATTTTTTCTGCTTTTCTTCATTTATTATGGGCTCTATTTGTAATGTCGCATAAGTTCGCGCAGATTGATTAGGAGTATTATCTATATATATATCTTTATCTTCAACATATGATAATCCTATCTGTGATGTAATATTATCATCTATACATTTAACAAGGATATTTGTATTACATTTGTCTCTATTCTTATTAGTAAGTCGCGTGATTTTATAAATATTATTTAGTGGCAATTTATATATTTCACCACCAATCATATAGTTATTTTTAGAGTTTAATTCGGTGATTATTGTTATCTTCGAAGGATATACAGATATTTCTACAATATTAGGGATATTACTCTGTTTTTTGACTTCAAATTGGAAAGAGCATATTGTATAAGATGTATCCGAAAATACTTGCTCTTCAAATATGTTTAATTTAATAATCTTATATTTTTCTAAAAATAACTTGCGTATCTCTATATCTGCTTGGCGAATAGATGACCAAAAGTTTAATGGAATTATTATAATCCCTCCAGAACAAGTAATGTCTATTATATTCTTAATAAAACATTTATATAAATCATTGACATTATATTTATCAAATAGCTTTTTATCCGCGCTTTTATTTCTAGCAAGATAAGGTGGGTTTGTTATAACATATTTATTATTATAATCAGGGGGCTCGTTTATCGTATCCCTCTTTATAATATAATCCTTCTTAGGCTCTATATCATAACAGTCTATATTATATTTAATATTTTTGAGATTTTCGGTATTTTTTATAAAATCGACAAGATCACCATTGCCGGCAAAAGGTTCAATAATATCAATAATATCATCTGGTATTTTCATATTTTGTAAAATATATTCATTATTAGTTGTGTAAAATTGCCCCAAAGCTTTCTTATTTTTATTAGACATCTCCTTAAAATTATCTTATTACTTTATATTATATCATTTTTTATCTATTCATTTTCTAACAATAATACAGAAACATATATATAGCAGTTATTGCAAGAAATGCTGTCTTTTCATCTATATAATTATTTGGATATTTATAATAATATCACAATAAACCAGTGAAAATAAAAAATATATAATATATATCACTATCATTATCTCACTTCACCCATAGCTATCATATATTTACTTAGCATCCTTCTTGGGCTTCTTATCCTTCTTAGGAGCCTTCTCATTTTTTGCCACCTTGTTAGGCTTATCGGGCTTTTCATCTTCATCCTCCACATCAGCATCCGCGTCCTTCACATCCCCCACATCCTCCAGAGTTGCCTTGTAAGCATTCCATTGCTCTGCCAGCTTGGCAAATCTTTCGGTATTTGAAATGTCAGGGAACTCATCGCGAATCCTCTGTTGATTATCCTTGATATACTGCTGATACTTAGTGAGAGCCTTCTTAGGCTTCTCATTGCCCTCATCGTCCAGATTCTCTCTCTTCTTTTTCTTGTCATTCCTCTTCTTTTCAGCAATCTCAAGCTTCTTATTCTTAGCTTCTTCCTTGATTTCCTTAGTAATCTTCTTTGAATACTCGTCGATTTCCTTCTTAGTATTGAACTCTTTAGGCATATTCATCATACGCTCCTTGAAAATGTCGGCAAAGGTCTCGGCGGCGTTAGCAGCAGCGGCAGCGTTAGCAGCAGACATTCTTCTTAGGCTGTTTGAGGGTATCTAGGCACTTGCTCTTGTTAAACTGTTAATACAAGAATACGAGAATACGAGAGTATGCGCTTAAACTTCTTTGACTGTGATAGTAATAGATTAAATATCTTAAATTATCAATTTTTATCTTAATTATGCGAAAATATAACATATTTATTCTCAATCATATAAAATATTGATATTACTTGCTATCTAAAAAGACACCAGATATTTTTAAAATTTGAAAAGAATAATTTGAGTACATCACAACGATTATTTTGCAATTTCTAAAAAACTTTTGAAAACTTTAGAAAAAGTTATGTGATGTACTCAAATTATAAAATCAAAAAATTAGAATATTCCAGTGTCTCAAGATATGCTCTTATTTATTATATAAAAAATATTAATATAATATTATATATCTATGGAAGAAGCTAAAAAAATAAATGCGTTGATTGAGTGCGCCTCTGCTATTACTCGCCATCCGGTTTTTTATAATACTTGTCAAACCATACTTGGCCTACTACTTTTGATGCCTGTTCTGATGTTAATTGGTTATTTACAATTTTCTCTCGCATCTCTAAAAAATATTCAAGGCTACTATATTCAAATCCCTCTTCTTTTGTAACCATAGCATATAACATAGGATATCTTTCCTCAAAAAACAAGATTCCCTCAATTGATTTTTTCATTTCTTTCAATAGCTCCTCGTGTGATGAATGTTTAGTCTTGTTCTCCGTCATATACAATACAATATCCTGAACCATCGCTTTTATATCAGCGGTTTCCATACCATCCTTAACAAAATCGGCAACCTTCCTCTTTTTTCTTTCGGCACTCATACTATTTTAAATTAATTATCAATTTTATCTTTATATAATAATATCTATTTTATATATAGAATAATGACGAAAGAATTAGAATATGCTGAATTAGATTATAGCCACAATGTTCCTGTTCCGCCTCGGCTAAAAAATGCCGGATTATATACCGGCGATGTCTTATTTGACAAAAAACCTTGGGGGAATAGTTATAAAATGCCTCCTGCCGAACCCGATGCCGCAGTGTATGCCTCGCATTTTTATGCCAGTCATCACATACCATCATACAATAGACCGGGAAATAATCACATTATTACCGATAAATATAAAAATTATACATCACCCAATCCCCAAGACAATTACAATTTCAGCTGCCACACAACAAATATAATATAGGCCGCGTTGCGATTCATTAAAAATTAAGCTGCTATATCTTGAATTACTAGATTAGTCGGCTGGATTTTCTTTATTGTATCCTTGTGTTTTATCAAGAAATCACATATATATTTATATACCTCATCAACTTGTTCGAAAGATACGCCGCCAGTAATTAAGATGCTACCGCTCTCAAATAATGCCCCCGTAACCTTTTTACAATCACCAATTTTTTCTCCTTTTCCTTTTCCATAGCATTTCTTGGGGCAATAGCAAATACCATTCTTTTTTTCATTACATTTATTCCAGAAATATTCTAATTTAACCCCTTGATATATTCCGGGCTGAAATGAACACTTATTATTATACAGATCGCCAATAAATATATTGTGTATCTCGCGTCTCTTTAAGCCAAACGGAACTGATAGAGAATCGTCGCAATAAACCTTGAAATCCGAGTTAATCATCCTTATTTTAAAGTTCTGATATTTCAACTTCAATTCATAATTATCCTCGCGGTTATTTATAATATCATTGCTAATATCATCATAGATATTCCTGATATTCGCAATAATATGATTGACAATCTTCTCAGTATCTTCAACTACCTTTATTCCAGTTATTTGAATATTTCCATTTTTAAATATTTTCACATTCGGCATATATTTTTCGTTCTTATATATAATTGTAACCTGATTATCAAATCTATTTTTTTTCATCTTATTTTTCTTACTATTCCTCCTCTTCTTGGGATATATTCCGCGATTTAAATCTTCGCCATCCTTCATATATTGCGCCCATACAATCCCTTCCGTATCATCCTTATCTATTATTACAATATTTTCAAACAGCATTTTCAAGTTTAAATTAATATCCTCGCCAATATTCGCATTACAAGTTATAGTCGAAACTCTGTAATGCGAAAAGCATATATCTCCGCTCGTCTCGGTCGTAGCCTTAGCAGAACAGCATTTATTATCAAGACTAGTCATTCTTAATAGTAATTTGGGTAATTCACAATATTTATTATATTAATGTTCTTATATCATTTTTTGTTTTTCTTTGCTTCAATTTTATTATTCATATTATCTGTAATGTTTTTGAGATAAGATGTATTTACGATTTCATAATTATATGTAGTGGCTATCATAGGCGGCAGGTTTAATAGATGCGTCTTTTCATTCGTATGATGACCTTTGCGGAACTCCTCGATATTCATAGGACCATTAAAGATATCCAGTAAAAATCTTGAAGGCGCTGGGCGTATCGGGCGAGTACATCCAAAGTGTTTGCTAAGCATCTGTATCAAGCTATTTATTTCCCATACTTTATCACTGCCGCAATGCGAAGAAAAGTTATACGCATTAGCACATTCCAGCGAACAAAAGTTCCCGAACAATATATAAGTATTTGTATTAATATTATATTTATAAGGCATTCCATAAATCCTGTCTTTTATAGCGTGGCAACACCAGTAGCAATTATTTGAAGATTTAATAATATTGTCATTATAATCTATGTTAGTATCCTTGATGTTATCTTCCTTAATCAAATTATCTTGAATTGTATTATAAAAATTAGTCTCGTTTATATAACAGCAATTCGGCTCATATGGCGTCGGCGCCTCCAATAATTCATCCGTAATACTTATTTTATTTATATCATTATCAGATATCGGCAACTGTAATATAATATCCTCATTTTCCACTAATACCACATCTTTTACAATAGTATTCATTAAGCCCTTCTTCTTATCTATTGTAGATTTAACATCGCTGTTTTTACTTTTTCTCGGCATTTAATTATAAACGCTTATATTATTTATATCTATTTATATACTTTTCACAAGCCCGCCACCCTACTTGTTATTATCAAAATAGTCTTTGAAATATACTATAGTCTTTATTAACTCATTATTAACATTATCATAAGGCTTTTCGGTATTTTTTGTAAATGTTATTGTTCCGGCTCCAGCTCCTGCTCCAGCTCCAGCTCCAGCTCCTGCGGCGACGGCCTTGCTGCCTATTATACATTTGTCTTTTATCTCTCTTATCTCTCCGTTGAGAGAGTTAATAGTATCTATTAAATATTTTATTATAAATACAAATACAATTATTATTATCAACACAAATAAATCCATAATACTTTAATTATATCAAAGAATATAAAAATAATTGATGGCTTATTAGCTGAACTTTAAGCCGGCACCACCATTAAGAACAGTAAGGACATTTATTTCCAAGACATATATGGTAATTTCAAAATTGACAGGATAGACTCTGTTTAATATGTCAGTATATGCTTTTGTAATATATGTATATTTGCTATCATCTTTAACCTCAGCATTTACATTTACAGATAATGATGTAGTAATCTGCGTATTATCATAAGACCCCGAACTAATCTGTTTTTCAGGAAATAAAGCAAATGAATAGCAGTATATCCCAGTTCTCGGTATATTCGTATGATATTTATGAGGCTGTATCTGATTATAATAAGCGGCATCATAATCAGCGCGCGTTATTTCTCTGTTCCATAATATGGACGCCCTATCTAATATTCCCAGCCCCTCACTATATTCGTGCGAACCCGTGTAATTAGTATAATTATTGAAGTTTCTTATAGAATCGCTTCTTCGCGTAATCCATATAATCTCCTTGATGTGATGATTGGCGTTTGTTATATCTATTAGCGTGTGATTGTCATTCAATGCGATTGCTGGCGTTTTCTTAACAGTGTTAATAATATAATTAATCTGGTTCGTACTCAATAATAAACTGCTTCTTTCGGTACTATCTAAATATACATAAGTACATAATAGCTCATTATTAACATCAAAATTAACATCGCTCGGCTTTACAAATGTTGCGATAGATATAGGTACCGTCGGGCTATGGGTAGCATTGTACATCAATGGACTTACATAGGTATTCAATATATTACTCCATACCTGATATAATCCCTCAAAAGCGTTGTCATTAATATAAATATCTAATTCAACCTCGTTATTCTCTAATTTTAATAATGGAAGAGCAAGCGAGGGATTCTTTGTAAACCAGAAATTGAGTGGAACCTGTATTTTTCTCTTTTTAATACTAGGAGTTTCGGGAGTTTTTGCGAAACTTGATACCGGATAGGTGACATTATAAAGCCTGTTATTTAATACCCTGTATTTTGGAACGAAATTAAAAGGCGCAGTATATTCGTCTATATTTCCAATCAACTTATTATATTCTATGTTATCTTTGCTTGTCAGCTCATTCCATATATTCATCCATTCTCCATATAGCGTCTCTATATTAACTATCCCTATTTTAAGCCGCGCCTCCTTAATATAATTAAAACCTAAATTATTAACCCACCTGAACTTATATATATTGTCCGAGTATATATCGGGGATTTTGAATGTCAAAAACAAGCCTGATAATAAATCGGCATATCGCTTTATTTTAAAATTAATACGCAATTCAGATGTGGATGGCTTAAAGCCGATATTGCTATCGCCAGTAGAAGTAATAACAATCGTTTCCATAGAAAAATTAGTATGTTTTTTTAGCACATATTTATAATAATTAATATGCGGCTGTAAGGTAATATATTCGCTCATATTACCCTTCAAAACTAATTGCATCAATCCGCCTGCCATTTTTATTTATACCCTTTATTATTATAAAGTTTTATTAATAGGCCTTATATACTTATTTATGATTCCCGAATAATCCGCACAACACCTTCTTTCTTATTTGCCTATATATTTACTAATAAAAACCTTCATTTTCTCATATTTTCTCTCATCATTATACTCGGCAACTTTTTTCTCAGCATTGCTCTTATCTACTATTATTATCGTAGGATACCCAGATATATCATATTTTTCTATTCTATCCTTACTGTCTTTCATATTATACTTTTTAAACTCTAATTTATTCCCATATTCGCTACTAAGTTTCTCCCATACCCCAGATTTACTAAAATCCTCGCAGTGTCCGCAGCCGTCCATATAATAATACTCCATTCTATATTTTTTATCAGCCGCAGATTCGCCCATAAAAGTCTCCATTATTTTATTTTTATTATATGCGAATAACACGGCGATTGCCAATAACAAAAAGAATATTATTGAAACCATAATAAATATATCACTCCCGAAAAAACTCTTTTTTGCCGCCATATCGTATAATCCTCTAAATTATTATTAGATAATAATCTCGTTATTATTAGATATCTTCTTGTACTCTCTTTTAATTCTATCAGCTTCTCCAATAATATCGCAATCATTGCCATTATCATTGCCATTGTCAAATTGTATTATAATTGAATTGTAAAAATATACTTTGTCATTGTCATTGTCAATATATTCGCTAATAAACTTGATAAAATCCCTCTTTTCTATTAAAAATATCCTAATGTCAAGTGAATCATAATCTATCGCGGCATCATACTCTTTCAATGCGTACGTATCATAATTATTCTCCTTAAGTATATTGACATACTTACCTAGATTATTATCATCACACACAATAATAGTTCTATATACAAGATAATTTGAATATAGCTCATCTAATCTATTAATTATCTCGAGTGTCATTAATACTTTATTAATTATTATTGTTTTTGCCTTATGTATATTATATTATATTATATTGTATTGTATTGTAAAATCAGGTTATTTTTATTCAATATATAAGATTATTTATAATAACTAATTATAATGGACGAACAAATCATCAAGATTAGTATAGAACAATTTAAAGATATCTATAATTCCATAGAAATACCGCAAAATATCTTGGATAAAGCCATTGATATTAAAAATACTTATTCGTGTTTCAACTCTTATTATGACCCTAAAATGATATGGGCAAAGAAAATATATAATAATAAAGAGAAGTATAATAAGCCGAAGGCTAAATCCAGATTTCACATTATAATACCCGACTTTACAAAGAAATCCGAGCTTAAAAGGTGTTTAATAGGTAATTTAAATAAACTAAGTATTAAAAACAAGGAACATATTTACGATAAAATTAAGGAAATTATCGGTATGAATGATAATGGCGATAATAAGGATGATATTTTTATGATTATATGGAATTATATTAAAACAAGCGACGACGAATTATATAGCAATATACTCGCTCTATTTGATAAGGAATATATCAATATAATGCTCGATAAGCTCTGGAATAATTACATTAATAATAAGGAATGGAATCCGCCCAAATATATATATGAAAACAACCTCCTTATATTGAATGACGAATATGACTTGTATTGCGAATATACCAAATGGAAGCGCGGGATAAATAATATTAATAAGATATGGATTAAATATAAAAAACGCGAAGAACTGCTAATATTGCTAAATAATATTACAGATTATATCGCTAGTATTATATATAATACAGATATTTATAAATATATTATAGATATTTTACTTGAACAATTATATAAAATGTTAGCTATCGCTAAATATAATTGTATAATAGATAAAATTAAAAATATCAATATAAAAAACTTGGATAATTCTACAAAGTTTTTTATTTATAATATTATTGAATTATAAAAAAATTATTTCTATATAATAGTATAGAGTAAGAAATAGTACAATGAAAGAGAGTGAAAATAACTTATCTTTTTATAGTAGTGCCATAATCCAAGCAATTTTTGCTATATTGTTGTTGATAATCCTCAGTTATATTTATAAGCTTGAGAATATGGGGTGCGAATGCTCCGAACACCCCAACAAGGATTTTATCAAGAACTTCACTGTAATAGCCCTCGGTTATTTCATAATAACCTCTATTATATCGCTTAAAAGCATCGCTAAAAGTATGGGATATGTCGTAGTCCAATTATTATCAATTGCTACCTTCGTATTCTTCTTAATGTTCGTCGTATATATATACTACGCCTTTGATTATGTTAGATATTTAACCAACGAAAAATGCAAGTGCTCTGAGGATTTAAGCCGCGATATCATTTCCATAGGTACTATGATATCCCTCTTCCTCTTCTTAACCCTCCTATTCACCATAATTATCATACCCATCCTATTAAGCACCCTAAGCAGCCTATTATCCAAGATTGAGGTATTCGAAGAAGAAGTTGAAGACACTATCCGCAACCCGATGAAATCTCTACGCAGAACCCCCGATAGAATCGTTAAATCCGTTAAAGAAGTCGGCAGCTTTGTTAATAAATCCGCTAAAAAAATAACCAACCTAAGAAAAAATAGATAATTCATATATAATTCATAGATAATAGATAGCTATATTTCGCTATTTTAACCTTTTATTTTTATATACATAAAAACATAAGCCGCATAGGCAGCATAAGCAGCATAAGCAAGTTTTTATATATTTAATGTGCGAGTACCCTTCTTAGGCCTTCCGCGACCTCCCTTTAATATCTGGATATCCGCTGTATCTTCTATAATTGATGTAATCTCTTCATCGCTAACAGAAAGCGTCTCTATGTTATTATCGCTATCATCAATTGATATCTTGCTATGAACATTCTTAATAATATTATCTATATCTTCGTATTGTTTTTTATCATTCTGCTGTGTCGCAGGCATTCCTCTGTTTTGTGTTTGCGCATATTGCGGCATATTTGAAGGTACTGGATCGCTATTTAAGGAACCGAAGAGATTACTTACCATATTGAATAAACCCATATTATCATTGCTAGAACCGCGATTTTGCGACATCTGCGGGATTTGTTGTGCCGGCGCATTTCCCATCACATATTGTTTCGCAGCGGCATTTTGAAACTGCTTCATTAAATCGGGATTGGAGCGCAATACATTCTCTACATCGGGCAGAGGCTGTTCCTTAAACATTCTACTTGTCAAATGGAACATAAAGGCGCTCCCTGATAGCGATAAGAAGAGCCTCAATTCTGGCGCCATCTTCTTTCCCGTCGCCTTGTATTTATAATGTAATTCCTCAAAAATATCATCATAATCATTTATATTTTCATTGACTTGCTCTGACCACCCATCGAGTTTAATAGAAAATGGATCATATCGCCCGTTGATATATTCAGTTCCAGAGATAAAAGCCATTAACATTTTTTGCTGAAATCTTACGCTCCCATCCAATTCCTTTTCCCTTATAAGTCTATTATATTCAGTTCTCATCTCTTCAATATCAGAGTTCATATTGAACTTGAATGGTATCTTAAACCCCTTAGATTCCATTCTGTCCAATTGATATATAATCTCCCTCTTTTCATTTATCTCGTTCTTTATTATTTCCTTAGGGCTCAAAAACTTATTTTTATTATGATTACCCTTATTTATTCCTCCGCTGGCATCACTTACTCCACTTCCATCGCTTCCATCGCTTCCATCACTTCCTCCGCTTCCTCCGCTTCCATCGCTGCCCTCACTGCCCTCGCTACTGCCACTGCTTTCATCGCTGCCTCCGCTGGCTTCACTGATATTATCATCATATATTTTCTTAACCTTGCCACGATTTGAACTCTTTTTACTCTCATCACTATCGCTCTCGCTTTCTATTCGCGAACCTCTACCGACCTTATCTTTATTGCGATATATATTGCCTATATTTTTCATATATTTCTTTTTACCGCCCGATGAACTTCCGCGTGAAGAACCGCCAGAAGACATAGAAATAACATCATCACTTATTTTTTTCCTATTAAATAATTCTTCATTAATACTTATATTAGACTGTTTGCCGCCTCCGCCGTTCGGTATATTAAAACTAAAAGGTTGCTTATTGAAACTTTCTCTATTCAATTCAATTAAATCATCATTTCTATTATTAAAATTAGATAGTAAAGCCATATTATATATTTATTTGGGTATCAAATGTTTATATATCTATTATAATTTTTAAATGTTTATTAATACGCATTTTGCCAAAAAATAAGTATCAGCGCAGCTATTTTCTATGCGATAGCCACGATAACCAGGCATTATAAAATAATTTCCCAGATTTTACATAATATTCGGGGTGAAATTGTAATCCCAATATATCCCTCTTCTTATGATATAATATATCTATTATATTTTTTCTTTTCATTACAGCCTCCATATTCTTACCTACTTTGATAACAATATCATTGTGATTATACCTATATTTAGTTTTTATAACATCAAAAGGATATCTTATTTTTAAAGACCTATCATAGTTTCTAATATACCCCGCATCTCTTGTTCTGACATTAGAGAACTTCCCAAATCTTATAGCTATATATTGCATTCCGTAGCAAATAGCCAATATATGTATATTATATTTAAATATTATCTCAGGGACTTTGGGAGACCTTTTATCTAATATGCGATAATCAGACCCAGATACTATAATGGCATCTAATTTTTCCCCGAGATTATTTAACAATTCGGCGATACCTTGCTCATCATACCAATTTCTAAAAATTAATCTCGCATTTCTTATAGATTTTTTAAAACGCATTTTTCTTATATTATTCAACGCACGGCTGCTATACATCAATATTATCAATATTTTAGGACGCTTCTTCTTTTTCATTATCTTCATTATTGCCAAATCTACTACTATATAGCTTATTATATTTATTAGTAATATCACCCTTTTCATTACTTCTAATATATGATACGGCCTGTAAGCACGCATCGCTCAAATCATCCTTTTTCTTGTTTTCAC